GAAGCAAAATGCCCCTTAAATGCGTTTAAATTGAATGGATGGCAGTTAAGTACCAAATAAAATACAAAAATCCGCCAAGAAGTAAAGATAAAACCAACGCTTGCCAATTTTTCATGTTTATCCCCTTAAGCGTAAGCTGTCCATTGTGATGACTCATAAACTGGCTTATTACCTACTTTAGCTATAGGCTGCATCTTAAAAGCTGTAGAGAAGCTAGACATTGTTAGATATGCTTCAGAGTCTACAGAACGCTTTTGAATTAGCTTTTTCTTAGGTTTACCAATGAAAGCGCCTAATTGAGGTACAGATTCACCCTGTAGCCAGCCTGTGTTTTCTGATAAGCAACCAATGCGGCATATTGTGGCTGTTTTACCAGTAACGGCTATGACTTCGTAATAATCTATATTAGTCTGGTCATAACCCCAAGAACATCTAAACACGTCACCAGCAACTACACCATGATTATTCATTGCTTCGGACTTGTTGGCTTTTTCTTGTGCTTTGCGGTCTACTTTAGCCTGAACTTTAGCAAATGTTTGCTCAATTTCTTTATTGCGTTGCTCTACTGATTTAAAACGATAAAACCAAGAAGGCTTGACGGCTTTACCTACAAAGCACATTCCACCTAATGTTTCTCCATCTCTTGTATATACAGTGATACCTAATTCTTTATGGTCTATAGTTAATTCATAGCCTTGTGGAATAAATCTTTCTGTCTGTTTCATTTAAATCCCCTTTAAATTACTGCGTTGATTGGTACTGCATGACTGAATTGTAGCGTAGCACTACATACTTACTATAGGTATATACCCTACGTTTGTATATTTATTTTAATTTGTTGTATTTATGCTATAGTGCGTTCAATAGAATCAATGACTTAGAGTTTTATTAATTACTTAATTGCTGAAAGTTATAGAAAGCTACAGAATCATGACTAAATCATCTGATATTGTTACTGTCAATCCTGATGGTTCAATTCAAAAGCCTAAACGAATGCCCCCTAATGCTGGTAAGGGCAGACCAGTCGGAGCAATCAACAAACATACTGCTATTGCTAAGGAAGCCATTGCCAAATTCGTTGATAAGAATAGCCCCAGGATGCAACATTGGTTGGAAGAGGTTGCGGCTGGAATTCCTAAGACTGATAAGGAAGGCTGTATTAGATATGATAAGAATGGGGATATTGTATGGATAGTCCCCCCTAATCCTGAGAAAGCCTTTTTAATGCTTCAAGCTGTAATGGAGTATCACTTGCCCAAGCTTGCAAGGGTTGAAAGCGTAGGGGATGAGGCAGCCCCTCAAAGGATGGTGATTAGCTGGAAGCGTCCGAAATGAGTGAGGCAGTTTTAGAGATAGAGATGGAGTATTGCCCTCGTAAAGTCTTCGAGGATTTCCACGATAGACAGGAACGCTGGGCGGTAATAGTGGCCCATCGAAGAGCAGGGAAAACAGTCCTTTGTATTAATGACCTTATTTATAAAGCCCTAATGGAAGGTAAGGAAGATGGCAGATACGCCTACATCGCCCCTTATTATTCACAAGCAAAAAGTATCGCATGGGATTATCTTCTTAAATACAGTCATCCTGTATTAGCTAAAGCCAATCAGTCGGAGTTATGGGTTGAACTGGTAACGGGAGCAAGAATAAGACTATTAGGGGCTGAAAATTGTGATGCACTCCGAGGGAATTACCTTGACGGCGTAGTGATGGACGAATTTGCTGATATGAAACCCTCTATATGGGGCGCAGTCGTTCGACCTTTGTTATCTGATAGAAAAGGCTGGGCTACCTTTATCGGCACTCCTAAAGGCCATAATGCCTTTTGGGAGGTATATAACAATGCAACTAAAAACCCAGCATGGAAAGTTAAAGTCCTTCGAGCAAGTCAAACGGGAATCCTAGATGATGAGGAATTAAAAGACGCAGCCAAAGCCATGACGGAAGACCAATACTTGCAAGAGTTTGAATGCGACTTTGAATCTGCAATCCTCGGGGCTTATTATGGTAAAGAGATGCGTCAACTGACTGACCAAGGAAGAATAAGAGAGGTTGAGTATGACCCTATGTTCCCTGTGCATACAGCATGGGACTTGGGTTATTCCGATGACACCGCAATATGGTTTTTTCAGGTCGTACATGGTGAAATCAGATGCTTAGATTACCACTCCAGCAATGGTCAGCCCGTAGCCTTTTACGCTGGAATCATCCAAAGCAGAGAGAAAGAAAGGGGTTATGTTTACGGAACTCATTGGCTGCCCCATGATGCTAAAGCAAAGACACTATCAAGTAATAGAAGCGTGATTGAACAGTTAGGCGATAAAATCCCCTTAAAAACAATCAAGATAGCCCCCAATCTAAAACTGCAAGATGGAATCCAAGCTAGTCGCCTCGCCCTTACTCGTGCATGGTTTGACCACAAATGTAATGATGGCATCGAATGTCTTAGACAGTATCAAAGAGAATATGATGAAGATAAAAAGGTATTTAGGGACAAGCCTCGCCATGATTGGACAAGTCACGGGGCGGATGCTTTTCGTTATTTGTCATTAGTTTGGAAAGACGAAGCAAAAATTGTCACTGCAGATGACCCTATTCGAGGTGTATTTGTAGGCCAAACCGATGTATCTCTTAATGAGCTTTGGAAAGAAACCAAAGTAAAAGCAAACAATAGAATATAAAAAAGGTAAAATAAACAAACATTTCGCCAAATATTTCAACATTAGGGCAACTCTATGGCAAACGATAAAGCAACGGTCAATCACACCTATGAAGATTGGTATAAAACGATTATGGGCTATGAGCGCTCATATAAGCGTTGGGAAGCCAGAGTAGACCGCATTGTAAAGAAATACAAAGATGATAGCCGCTACGACAGAAACCCTAATGCTCGTTTTAATATTCTTTGGTCTAATGTTCAAACCATTCAACCTGCTATTTTTGCTAGACTTCCTAGACCGGACGTAAGTCGCCGATTTCGTGATAACGACCCTATAGGTAGGGTGGCTAGTATGATGCTTGAAAGAGCATTAGAGTTTGAAATTGAACACTATGGCGACTATAAGTCTGCTATGAATAACGCAGTATTAGACCGCTTATTGGGTGGTCGTGGTGTAGCTTGGGTTCGTTATGAACCGCACATTGTCGGTGAAGGTGAGCCTGATGATGGCTTAGAAGTAACTGAAGATGCTGACGAAGCTGAAACAGAAATGGGCATGGAGAATGAAGACCAAGAGCGCATTGAGTATGAGTGCTGCCCTGTAGACTATGTGCATTGGCGTGACTTTGGTCATACAATCGCCCGTACATGGGAAGAAGTAACCGCAGTATGGCGTAGAGTTTATATGTCTCGCCCTGCTCTTGTTGAGCGCTTTGGCGAAGATTTAGGCTACCAAATCCCATTGGACACTAAGCCTGATGATTTAAAACAATCTTACAAGTCTGACGATGGCGTATACGAAGCCGTCATTTATGAGGTATGGGACAAAGAAACAGGCAAAGTCTTATGGATTTCTAAATCACTGGGCAAGATTGTTGATGAGCGTGATGACCCATTAGGTTTAGAGAACTTTTGGCCTTGTCCAAAGCCTTTATATGCGACTCTGACTACAGATAGTTTAGAGCCTATTCCTGACTTTACTATTTACCAAGACCAAGCTAGAGAATTGGATGTTCTGTGCGACAGAATTGATGGCTTGATTAACGCCCTTAAAGTGCGTGGTGTCTACGATGCTTCAGCAAGTGAGCTACAACGCTTATTCTCTGAAGGCGAAAACACTACCATGATTCCAGTAAGCAACTGGATGGCATTTGCTGAAAAACAAGGCATGAAAGGCGCTATTGACCTAGTAGATTTAACCCCATTTGCAAGTGCTTTGATGTCTTGTTATCAAGCAATGGAGCAAGTTAAAGGGCAAATTTATGAATTAATGGGTATTGCTGATATTCAGCGTGGTCAAACTGACCCTTCTGAAACCCTTGGCGCACAGATTATTAAATCTAACAACGCTGCTGGTCGCTTAAAAACTCAGCAACACGCTGTCGTAGACTTTGCAACCTCGCTGCTTTCTATTAAAGCGCAGATTATCTGCAATC